AAGTTCTACGCAGTTGGATGAAAATCGCGTAGAAAATCAACAGATGATGGAGGATCTCACGGAATGGATTACAGAAAAAGCCTTTCATGAGGATTATCCGGATCTGTCAAAAGCTGGCAGCCTCATCTGTGAGAATGTAGAAGTAAATGATGCAGCTTCTATTACGTCACAGGAGGATGATAACGCTATATATCAATTAACATTGGCAATTCAATATTTGAAAGAGAGGTAGAACACATGTCAGAATTAGATAGCGAAGTAACACCAACAGTGCAGACGTTGTCCATGGTAAAAAAACATAAAATCGGGTTATTTCTGCATGATGGAACAAAGTACCGGCGTGTAAAGAAATCTCAGACGCTGACGCTTTCCATGAATCCGACAGAAACAGAGTATGATTACATTGCAGACGAGAATCCGACTACGGAAGTTGATTCCTATAAGCCATCCATCGATCAGGATCTGACTATGTACAAAGGATCCGACGATTACGAGATGATTTTCCCGTATTTTTATGAGCGAAGAACCGGATCAGATGCGCATGTAAAGTGCCTGGTAGTATTTATGCATGAACCGGCAGCAGACGGCGGTTATAAGGCATGGGAGACCGAATCTGTTATTTCCGTACAGGACTTAAATGCAGTGGACAAGAAACTGAACTTTAAAGTATTGTTTGGCGGAACGATTACAAACGGCAAAGTTACGATGAATGCCGGTGAACCGACATTTACGGCTGATTCAGAATAAGGAGGAAAAATATGGAGTACACAGTAGAACTTAATGGCAAAGAGTATTCGCTGCCGACATTTAAAAAGTCTGTAAGAAAAGAAATCGAAAGAGTGACAGCGGGGAATGAGAGTAAAAAAGAGTCCGACAAAAAATCACTGGACATGTATCTGCTCGTGAAAAAATTAATCGGAGATGAAGCGGCTCTCGAGGTGTTTGAATCAGATGATATGGAAGAAATCGATCTGAACATGATTACGGTAGCTTTCATCCGGATCTGTGCAGCTTACGATAAACCTATCAATGAATCAGCAAAGGTTGATCCGTTTAATGGGATGAACGAGGAAAATAAACGCTTAGTCATGGGTGTGATCAACAATGCATCTGCATTACAGAATATGATGGATGCGCCAAGACCATCTGTGGCAGCATTCGCAAGGGGAATGCATTAATGCTTGACCTGACACAGAAATCTCTACCAAATGCCATCTCGGTAGGTGGTAGGGATTTTTCTGTTAATACAGATTTTCGTATCTGGATGAGATTTGCAATGGAGTACAGGGAATGGTCCTTGAGTGATGACAAAACACCATTGGATATAAGGTATCTTTTTAAAAACAGCATACCGGTATTTACAGATATAAATGAATATATCGGAATATTGCAATTTGCATTTCCTCAGAATGTGGTGCCGCATTCTGATAGTTCTTCCGGGGATGATGTCCTGTTTTACCAGTACGATGGAGATTATATCTATTCGGCTTTTATGCAGGCGTATGGGATAGATTTATTAGAAACGGATCTGCACTGGCACAAGTTTCTTGCATTGATGAATGGATTGCCTGATTGCACAAGACTGTCTGCGATCATGGGGTACAGATCATATACCGGGGAAAGAAACAAGGACGAATCTACGATTTATCGAAATTTAAAAGAGGCGTGGATGCCGCCATACGAAGAAACAGAAGAAGAGAAAAAGGCTGAGGAAGAGTTTGAAACATATTTCAGTTGATAAATAATTGAGCGTCGGAGCCAGAGAGCCAGTGCCACAGGAAGGAGCTCGTAATTTGGCTGATGGTAAGCTGACGTTTGATACAAAATTAAATACAGACGGAATAAAAAACGGTTTGTCGAATGTCGGAAGTGTGGCATCTAAGGCTTTAGGCTTGACAGCAAAGGCAGTTGGATCAGTGTCAGCAGGACTTTCAGCGGGAGCAATCGCATCTGTAAAGTTCGGAAGCAATTTTGAAGCTGCTATGAGTGGTGTCGCTGCCACAATGGGAATGACTTCCACTGAAATAAATAACGGCAGTGCCGATTATGAAAGGTTGAAGCAGGCAGCCAAGGATGCCGGGGCAACAACGAAGTTTTCCGCTTCACAGGCAGCAGAGGCTTTAAATTATATGGCACTGGCGGGATATGATGTAGATGAATCCATTGCTACATTGCCGACAGTTTTAAACCTTGCTGCAGCCGGAGGAATGGATCTGGCAACAGCTTCGGATATGGTCACGGACAGCATGAGTGCGCTGGGAGATATGGCAGGGACAGCGGACAGCTTTGTCGACAAAATGGCCAAGACGTCACAGAAGAGTAATACCAGTGTTGCACAGCTGGGTGAAGCAATCCTTACGGTCGGCGGAACTGCCAAAAGCATGGCTGGCGGTGTTGATGAAATGAATACCGTTCTCGGTATTCTGGCTGATAACGGAATTAAAGGTGCTGAGGGCGGAACTGCTTTAAGAAATATGATCTTAAGTCTGTCAGCACCGACGGATACAGCATCGGCAAAAATGGAAGAACTTGGTCTGTCTGTATTTGATGCAGAGGGCAAAATGCGCCCGATGAATGATGTTTTCAACGATCTGAATGATATTCTTTCCACAATGACGGAGGGCGAGCAGACTCAGGTTCTTAATACGATCTTTAATAAAGTAGATCTCAAGAGTGTCAATGCCCTTCTTGCAAACAGCGGAGAACGTTTTGACGAATTAAGCGGTTATATTGCAGATTGCGATGGTGCGGCTGCAAATATGGCAGACACCATGAACAATAATCTGCAAGGTAGTGTAACCATTTTACAGTCTGCTTTGGAAGGACTGGGAATAGCAGTCTATGAACAGATGGAAGAACCGTTAAAAGAGGCTGTTAAAGTCGGAAACGGATACATAGATGAGCTGTCAGCTGCGCTTAAAGAAAACGGACCGGACGGACTTGTTTCTGCACTTGGACAGATTCTTGCAGATATTGCTTTGCGGGCCGCGGAGTTTGCACCACAACTGATCGAGCTGGCGGTGCAGCTGATAAAAGAACTGGCACAGGGAATTATTGATAATTTACCAGAGCTGATGGATGCCGCCGGAAAGATAGCGGATGCGATTCTTGATGGAATCGGGGATTTGTGCCCGGCACTGGATCCGGTGATAGATGCGATAAAAAATATCACTGATAATTTAGATGATGTCGCTCTTGCAGCAGAAGTTGCAGCGATAGCTTTTGTTGGGTTAAAAGCCGGAATGGCGATTCAGTCTGCTGTCAAAGGATTTCAAGAGGCAAAGCTAACGATTGCCTTGTTTAAAGCAAGTGCGGAGGGGGCAAATATTGCACAGGCGGCTTTAAATGGAACGTTGACATTGGGAGAAACAGCAGTTGCATTATTTACAGGACAGGTATCGCTTGCTGAACTGGCAACGGCAGGCCTGTCAAAAGCGCAGGGAATTTTAAATGCGGTTATGTCTGCAAACCCAATAACATTAATCGTGATAGCAATAGCTGCACTTGTTGCGATTTTTGTGGTTCTTTGGAATAAATGCGACTGGTTCCGAGAGTTTTGGATTGGCTTATGGGAGAACATAAAAGAAGCTGCCAGTAATGCGCTTGATGCGGTTGTGACATTTTTTACAGAGACAATTCCAAACTTCATTCAAAGTATCGTTGATTGGTTCAATGAACTGCCGGAGCGATTAACAGAATGGGGAGAGAATGTCTATGAGACAGTCACAACAGCAGTTCAGAATACAATAGAGAGCGCTGTGCAGTTCTTTTCAGAGCTTCCAAATAAGATAGCGTACTGTTTAGGTTTCTGCATAGGAAAAATCATTAAATTTGGAATTGACATTGTAAACTGGGCAATAACCGAACTGCCTAAATTCGTTGACAGTGTTATAAAGTTTTTTGCAGAGCTTCCGGGAAAAGCATGGAAATGGTTAGCTAATGCCATTTCAAAAGTATCAGAGTTTGGTTCGAATCTGATTAAAAAAGGAAAAGAAGCAGGACTGAATTTTGTTAAATCACTGGTTGATTTCATAAAAACAGCACCAAACAGAATCCTTATGTGGCTTTTAAAGACTATTGACAATGTGATGCAGTTCAAGGAAAAGATGATTAGAAAGGCTGTGGAAGCAGGCAAAGGATTTGTTGATAAGTTAATTGATGGTGTAAAATCCCTGCCGGATCAGATGCAGACGATTGGAAAAAATATCGTAGACGGTATCTGGAAGGGAATCAGCGGTGGCTGGAAATGGCTAGGGGATAAGGTAAATGAGTTAGCAAATAGCTTATTCGAGGGTGCAAAAGCGGCTCTTGATATCCATTCGCCATCTAAAAAATTCAAATGGATCGGAGAAATGTGCGTTGCCGGTATAGATGAACCACTGGAAGATTATAACCCGTATGACACATTAAACAAGAGCATGAAGATGAATGCCGGAGTTATGACGATCAATCACAGATACTCTGCAGGCGGAACAAACGGCGTATCTCGTGTCGATTATAAGGGTATGGCAGATGCTTTTGCATATGCACTTGGCAAATCGGGATTGACTGTAAAGGTTAATAATAGAGATTTCGGACGTGTAATCAGGGAGGTAGTAAGTTGATGGAGATATATTATAAAAACAGCTCCGGGAAAATTATATATTTAGATCGTGAGCCGTACAAAATGCTTGCATCAACAAATCTGTTTGATTATGCATGGGACTATTCATCGCAGGGGTCGAGTAGTCCCAGAATTACCCAGGTACAAAAAAACATGGTGTCAAAGGATATCAGTGTAATTGTTACAGGAAATACAAAAGAAGATTATCTAAAAAATTTAGAAGCCTTGCTGGAGGTAATTGATACAGATGTGATCAATATGAAAAGCGGCAGACTCTATGTCGGAAAGTGTTATTTGCAATGCTATTTTGTACAAAGCAAAAAATCAGATAAATACCTTAATGTCAAGCAGTCAACATTGTCATTATCACTTGTGGCAGAAAAAGGGTTCTGGATCCTGGAAAGTAAAAAAACATTCACAAAAGTAACGAGTGATAATTTCAGATCAGATGGATTGGATTACCCGTATGATTATCCATTCGACTATTCAAATGATCTCGTGAATCAGAAAATCGTAAATGACAATTACGCGGCATCGGATTTTGAAATGACTATATATGGAAGCTGTGAAAATCCGGCTGTAAGTGTCGGAGAGCATACCTATGAAGTAAATACATCACTGGTAACCGGAGAATATATCGTTATTAATTCGGTATCAAAAAAGGTGTACAAAGTAAAAAATAACGGTGAGCATGTGAATCTGTTTAATGTAAGGGGCAGAGATTTTTATATTTTTGAAAAAATTCCAATCGGTATTTTGAATGTATCATGGAGTGGAGGTTTTGGATTTGATCTGAACCTTTTATCTGAGAGGGGGGAACCCAAATGGATCTGATCTATGCAGACGAAAATAAAATTGAAATCGGAGTCATACCGGAATATGAATTTGACATTGCATTCGGAAGTGACGAAAACGATTTTGAGCTCACTTTAGATGTTTCCTCGCATTGCTGCAAAGCCGGATATTATATTTACATTGAAGATACAGAGTATGGTGGAATCGTTGATAAAATTGAAATTGATACAAGCGCAGGGACCGTTATTTATACAGGCCGGTCATGGCATGGAATCATTGAAAAGAAAGTGATAGAGCCGCCGGATGGACAGGATTATAAAATTGTATCAGGAGAGGCAAACAGTATCTTAAAAGAGCTGATTGCAGACCTTAGTCTGGATGATCTGTTTACCGCATCATCAGTGGAGTCGTCTATTAATATTTTATACCAGTTTGATAGATACACTCCGGCGTACACAGGTATTTTAAAGATGCTGCTGGCTAATGATGGAAAATTACAGATCACACATAAAAGCGGTAAAGTAATCCTTGAAGCAATACCGCTTTACGATTATAGCAACGATGAAGAATGGGATTCCAGTCAGCTCAGTTTTTCAATTACCAAGGATCTGAGACCCGTGAATCATTTGATATGCCTTGGAGGTGGAAATCTGAAAGAACGTCATGTTATCCATCTGTTTACGGATGAAAATAAAGGCTTGCAGCCATATACAATGACAGATGATCCATTGAGTAATGCAGATTACATCCTGAATAAGTCAAAACAGGTAATGGAAGGTATTGACGAAGTATCAGAAGTATATGATTACAGCAATGCACAGGATGTATTTAATTATATTCTGTTAAAAACCGCTCCGGCAAACTGGGATAAGTTATACCCGGATTATTATGAAAAAAATGGGGATGATTTCAAGAAACTGGAACGTCAGTATGCAGATGTTTATGAATTACTGGTTGGTGAGCCGTGGGACTGGTCTTTTGTATATCCGAATTATTATTGTAAAGACGGAACCGGCTACAAGCAGTTGAGTCAGGAGTACACGGATGTGTTTCAGCCGTTAACGTCGCAGCCGGCTGAATGGGCGAGCTATTATAAAAATTACTATTATAAAAGCGGTACTAAATATAAGAGTGTAAGTGGTGTAGAAAAAATAGATTATAAAATACAGAAATCGCAGCCAAAAGACTGGAAGAAAAATTATGGAGATTACAAGTACTATTATTCAGACGGGGTCACGATTGAATATAAAAGTGTAAGTGGTGTTGCAAAATATAAATATCAGTTGCAGACAATTCAGCCGTCCGACTGGAAAACAAAGTATAAATCTTACTTTTATAAAGAGCCGGTTTATATTTATTATTACACAGAAAAGGTATTTAATACGGGGGCGAAGAAATGGGAGAAGAAAATCCTGCCATATTCTCAACCACAGGAAGAAATAAAAAGCAGGACGTTTGTTCGTAAATATCTGAAAAAGGATGTTCAGTCATATATTTATGAAAATCTTTCATTAGAAAAAGCGCCTAAGTGGAGAACTGGAACTTATTACACAAAGACTTCATATCAGGTTGCTCCGACGTGGAAAAAGAATACCTATTACACGGAGGTAACGTCAATCGTTGCGCCGGTATGGAAAAGCGGAATGTATTACCAGCGGCAGTCTGCAGAATCGGTACCGCAATGGCAGAAAAACAAATATTACCGCTTGAACAAGAATGTAGAACAGATACCTGAGTGGAAGAGCAATACTTATTATGAACAGCGCATTGATAATTATGCTGATCTGGTGGCGAATGGGATAGAAAGGCTCAAGAAATTAAACGCAAGCGATTCGATCAGTATACAACTTGATGCGACGCAGAGCTATGATATCAATGATATTATCGGTACGACAGAGAATCAGACAGACATCAGTGTCTATCAACCGATCACAAAAAAGATTGTAAAAATAAAAGATCACGTTGAAACCGTGGAATACAAGACAGGGGGATAATAACATGAGCACAAATTTGATCACTGGATATGCTGGAAAATCCCATATTACATCAGCCGGGGATGGGGCGGTAAATGCAGCAGTATTAGGAAACGGAAGATATGTTTTAGATATTGCAGAGAAATTTGCATATGAGCTTATCAGCAACAACCAGATTAGAATTAAGAGCGGATATGCGGTCAATCAGGGAAGAAAAATCGAGTTGGCAGTCAATGATTATGAAGAATTGACTATTGACAATGGATTACAGGGTGTAAAGCGTTGCGACCTGATCGCTATCACTTATGAGAAGAATCTTGAAACCGGAATAGAAACAGCAGTAATGAATGTTATTAAAGGAACAAGCGGAGATGATTATCTGGATCCGGAACATACTGTTGGTAATATTCTAAATGGAGATGCAAAAGATGATTTTTTATTATATCGTGTTAAAATTAATGGTTTGTCGATAGAATCAGTAGAAAAATTATTCGAAGTAAGAAAATCTTTAATTAATGTGCTTGGTACAACAGACATTTCCAAGATCGGAAATGGGACATGCACGGGAGCGATATCATCGTTAAACAGCGGTTTAAAGAAATATTATACACAGACAGAGGTTGATAATATTATTGAAAAAAACAAGGTGAAATCCATTGTTATAGAGTTCAAAGGAGTTACTACCAATGAAAGCAAAGCATTTTTCCCAAAATATACCTATTGGGGATATGTCGGCGGAAAAACCACTGAAATTGATAATTTAACAGCACAGGGGCACACAATTCTTGGCGGTTTTATCTGCGGCGGTCCACACAACGATGCCTCCATGGCTGGCAATTGTTCAGATAACATAGGTGTTATAGTCGGTTCAGCAACTTATTATAACGTCCCATATTCATTTTACGTTTTTTCACAAGCTTATCAGACAATAAGGATTAAGGTCTGCGTTTTATATATTTAATATTTAACACAGTTTTATAGCAGTTATCTTTGTACTGATCTGTCCAAATGTCACAGCTTTTGGTACTTTTATTAAAAATTTTAAATTGGTAATTGCCTTACCAGATATTATTTCATGCATGGTCAGCCACGTGCCACCGTTTCCGCTGTTTGGGGCGGTGATTCCAATCGCCTGATCGACGGTACTTTTTAATGATACAACATCCACAGTAGAACTTTCAGAAACCCAACAGTAATAATTTACCAGCCACGTTCCGGAATCAATAGATAATCCGTCCGCACCTGCATAACTCCATGTATCGGAGAAGTATTTATTAAATTCGTTACTGCTTACCTGACGGTATCCGGTATTGAACATGGTTTTGGCGTCGGATTTCTTTAAATATGTGTCTGGAATGTTATTACCATCATAATCTGCACTAGCACGGGCAACTCGTACGCCAGGATAAGTATCATTCTGCTCGTTGTGTGCAATGAGATCTATCATATTATCATTATTAATATTAAACATTGGCATAAGCGAACCCATAATTCCAGACCAGTCGCTTTTCATTATTTTAATAAAATACTTATTTGCTAAACCGCTGTTTAACGATGATATCGCCCCGGTACAAGTACCATTCCCAATCTTAGAAATGTCTGTCGTTCCAAGCATTTTATAGAGATACCGCACATTCTTGAACATCTGTGACACCTTTGCAAAAATTGAAGAGTGTTTTTCGCCGCTTGATAATTTTGATACAGTCGTCCACGCTGACGCTGATCCGTCTGCCACATCACTACTCGTAAAAGTTGCTGTATTCTCTGCTGTATCTCCGCCGGTTGGTACTGCACCGACGTTTTCTGCTGTGAGTTCTACATTGCCCCTGCGGAAAGAATCTTCATTTACACCTTTGATTCCGGTAACTGGAGTTCCGGCAAGCACATCCCATTTATCATCTGATGTTTTGTAAATGTTTGCTCCCGCCGGAACTGTGCTGCCCGCTCCCTCTTTAAAATCTGCGGTGGTCGTAAATTCATCTGAAATATTGTACATCCATCCGGCATTGACATCCGCAAGTGCCGGAAGATCTGCAAATGCAACTGTTCCTCTCGGCTGCAATCCGCCCTTAATAGCTTCAGACACATCTTTTACCTGTTCAAAATAATACTTCGCATTGTCAGAATCCTCGCCCTCTCTGCTCCCGGTACCACCAACGGCATAACTCTGTGCTTTAGTTGCACTATCTGCTGCAGATTCCGCCTTACCGATGATCTCCGCAGCCTTTTGAGTTGCAATATCTGCTTTTTCGGTTGCTGTATCAGCTGACTGACTGGCGGATGATGCTTTCTCCGTGGCTGTGGCGGATGATTCACTGGCGGATGTCTCACTGACTTTTGCGTTGCTTTCGGATGCCTCTGCCGCCGTAGCTGACTTCGCTGCCGCTGTCTCGGACGCCTTGGCATTGGTTTCGGATGTTTTTGCCGCTGTTTCACTGGCTTTTGCGGCATTCTCACTTGCTTTGGCGTTTATTTCAGACATTGCCGCTGCCTGCTGGCTTGACTCTGCCTTTGCTACTTCCACCTTAATTTTTGCAAGATAGTTTGGCTCCAAGTGTTTTTCCTCGATGCTACCCTCTTTGACGATGGCAGACACTTTTCCATCCTTATCAATATAAAAAGCTACCGTATCAGAATTAAGGAACTCATACTGTGTAATCAGTGCCGACAGGTCTATGTACTGCTTCGTACCATCGATCAGAGTCAAAATAATCTGCTGTGTAGTCGGGTTATAATCGAAGTTGATCGCGATCTTCTCCATCTGCGTATCGATCATAACTTTGGAACCGTTCTTTTTCGTGATTGTGATAATTCCCGTCGATTCCTCGAATGTCACGTCTGCAACAAGAGTTGCTACCTCTGTTTTCGTGGCTTTTGTGGTATCAAGAGTGATTACACGATCATCAATAACGCCAATAGCTGCGTCCATTTTGTTAAGATTGCTTTCATTAAGCGGTGTTTCATCACTCGGGTAATTCTCCCAATTAATAGCACTATGCGCTTTGTTCATGGTCCTCACTCTCCCTTTCCTTTGCAAGCTTCATCTGCTCCCGTTCGGCTATAACATGTCTGTTTGCTTCTTCCTTAATCTGCTGCAGAATATCCTTAAACACTAGGTACTTAGCTTCGATTGGGACATCCTCACACAAATTTGCATAATTTATAATGTCGTTTTCAAATTCCCGAATTTTTGCATTTATCATAGAATACCTACCGTTTCCTTCAATTCTTTTATTTCTTCATGCTGTAATTGCACTGTTGCAACCAGATCAGCGATCAGATTCGTTTTGTCGAGTGTGTAATATTCTGTTCCATCAACATTGTTCTTTCCACATACTTCCCACTCATTATCAACTGCTTCCATTGCATTCTGTGCCGTAAATCCATGCCTAACGGTTTCACTTTTATCGAAGTTATATATAAATTCACATGGTACAAGTTTCAATATAACTTTTGCACTTTTTTTCTTATCAAGCGCTTTTATTCCATGTTTTAAACGTCGATCAGAATAACTTTCCCAGCCATAGGAAGAAATTCCTTTTCCAGATGATAGCATTTGAGCTATCGTTGCAACTGTATTTCCTGCAGCATCTTTTCCACCAGCACTATCCTGCACTGTAATATTGGAATACTGAAACACCGCAGACCGCGTGTCAGCCTCAGCATACATACCATCATTTCCCATTTTTACAAGCGTCCCAGGACGTTTTAACTGGATAATATTGTCAACAGATTCCGTTGTTTCAATACGAATCGTTCCTCCGGTAATCCTTGTGTCTCCATCAAGCTGTAGCTTCGATGCTTTAATTTTGATAGATTCCGCAGTCTGATTAATAGATGAAATAACATTATCTTTCTGCACTTTCGTGCTAATTTCCCGTGATGTCTGCTTGAAGGCACTTGTCATGCTATTTGCTATCAATTTAGCATTAGCACGATATTCCCACGCATAAGTGGAATTCGCAACCTTTACGCATTGCCAAATAGTACCATTATCCAGATTCAGATAGCACTTATTCTCGATATCGCTACTCGGTTTATATCCATGCCCTTGATCTCCATGCCCGAAATAAATAATGTTATATTTACTTTCATCCCAGTCCCATGTGTTGAGGGAAGCACTCACTTCCGAACGAATCTCTTCTGCAGTCACTTCTATTTTGCCGGATAACTCTCCCTCTGTTTTACTTGCCCTGGTAACCTCCGCAGTAATTTTATCCTCATTGATTTTAATGGCTGCCGCAAGTTCAACTTCCTGCCCCTGTGCCCTTTTGACTTCTGCTGTAATACTGCTCGCATTTTGCGTGATTCTCGATGATAAACCATCCGTTGTATTTTTAACTTCTGTGCGAATTTCGGTTGCGGTCTGCGTGATCCGTGATATCAGTTGTTCTTCTTTATTCTCGATCGTACTCTGTGTCTTTTCAATGGTTCGCTCCAACACATTGCTCTTGCCTTTGAGCTTTAAAATACTTTTCTGTATTCTGTTCGCCCTGTTTGTCCGGTACTCTTCCCCATCCGCTTCCAAATCATCACGCAAAGCCTGTATACCTTTCAGGGTTCTTTTCAGAATATAGGACTCAATCAGTTCATATCTGGTCGGCAGCCGCACTGCATCCCCGACCTCAAGACACGGATTTCCTTTGCAGTCCGCTGTAAACGGGCGGTAAACAATCCCTCTGATCTTGGAAAGAATATTTTTTGCAATGCCTTTCAGTTCTTTTGTGCCTTTTCCATAGACAAGAAAATTATCCTCGATCACATAAGCATTGTCTCCAGTACCTACGATCACGCCGATATCATTCTTCTGCTCCCGGATCTGTAACTTATTGATTGTTTTAACAAGAAAATCTTCATACTCAGCCGTTATATATAAATCCTTCCCGATACGGTTGCTTTTCGGATCTCTTGGGAACAAATCATCTGCCGGATAAAGATCGTTTCTCGGATAAAGTCCCTGTATATTCTGCTCCAGATATATATAATGAAACTTCCCGTCGCGCCCCATATGCCCCATGCAGCCATTGATCTCACAAATACAGGACAACACTTCTTTGCCGCTCATAGATTCGCCTATGGTGCTCGATTCCTCTGTATCAGAACTTGTCTCACTGGATGGCGTGACCGCAACTGTTTTTTCAATAGACATGTTGTCATTGATAAGATCAATGTCAGCCTGCTCAATCCCGAAGTGCTTAAAAAAGCTGTCCCGGAATTGCTTCATTGTGACCGGATCATAAACTGTAACAGTCGTAGTTTTTCCATCTTTATCTTTTTGCTGCTCTTTATGGGATGGAAAGACAGTGTTATACCATGCTGCCACATCTGCATTTAAAATGTCATAAAGGGCATCATATGCCACTACATCTCGGTATTTTCTGTCAGCAGTCGGCGTATCGGAATAACCTTTGAATCTTCCTATCAAAAAGGGTTGATCTGTGTGCCCGTCAATTATCATCCTGATGGTCATCCATCTCCCTTTCATTGGAAGAAAAATATTTGATACCTTGAATTTTACAGATCCGGCTTCGACAGCACCAAAAGTCAATTCAGACTGTGAACACAGGCTTTCTGTTAATTCAAACTCTTCCTCATGAAATTCTGTATTTGTGATATGGATTTTCCCATCATCGGAAATAATTTCAAGCTGGACATCAACGCTATTCTGTTTAAATAAATCAGCATATTTAAAATCAATCATCCAATTACACCTCCATATCCGATAAATGCCAGCCGGAATGATCCATACTGGACTGTCCATTCATCTGCATAATCTATCTGATACTCCACGTCGGGCATATAGCAGTACATCGTTACATAATTACCGATTTCTGGCATCCATGCGGTAACAAGCGATTTCTTTTCGATTGCATGGGAATATTGGGATCTGATGTTATCCATCAGTGCACGCAATGCTTTCTCATCTATATCTCCCGGCGTTTCCCATTCTGTTTTAATTGAGACATTGCTCAATGCCTCCCGGTGCAATACTCCGTTCGCATCCCGGTAAGAATCAAGATCCTGTCCCTTGATCCCACATTTATACTTCTTTGCCTCTATATACCGGAAAGGAACTGTGTAATTGCCTACTTTTATTAAAAATCCGCTGTATGCCATTTATACGCTCCTCTCCTAAAAGTCAAATGCCGGACTTCCGGTTCTCCGGTAATAGTCGTTTGCCTCTTCCTTTACAATTTTGAAAATCTTTCCTTCGTCCGCTACGATCCGCACCGTCTGCACGCCTTTCATCTCACTTGCAATCATTTCTGCAAGCGGCTTCATGTAAGACAGGTTATTTTCGAGCGGAAGTACTGCTTCGCGTCCTGCTTCTCCGATGTTTGCGAGAGTGCTGCCGGTTGTGATACCGCCGTTGGCAAGACGTGGGAGATTTACATTTGGAATTGTCGGGATGCTAGGATGCCATGAGCCTCCTCCTAAGAAATCCGGAACATCAAAACCGATACTATTAAATCCGTTCGTTAATGTGTTAATTCCATCAATGATTTTATTTACCATTGTTTCTATAATTTTTATAATTCCATTTGCTCCATCTTTAACGAAATCTCTTGCAG